AGGACTCCTTGGACTCGGGCTTGTCGGCGGGCTTGGTCTTCGGCTTCTCCTCCGCCGGCTCCCAGAAGTCGGGATTGGGCGGGGAGTCGAAGCGGGACGTGAAGTCGTGGCCGATACGGCGGTACTGCGGCATGGGGGGGCTCCTCAGTTCAGGACGGTGACGGCGATGGTCGAGGTCAGCTCGCTCATCCAGCCGATGGGGTTCTCAGTGGGCGTCGGGGCGCCCCCGGACGTGCCGGCTGGGTGGGCGTCGTCCACGAGGCCGCCGAAGGTCGGGTCGCTCCGGACGGCGGTCTCGACGTAGCTGTTGAGCTCGTAGGCCCGGTTCATGGGGGCGAGCACATCGGTGGACCCGCTCCAGCTCGAGCACAGGACCTCGATCTGGTAGTCCTCTTGGAGCGAGAAGGTGTCGTAGCTCCCCATGAACACCTGGGGTTTGACCGTCCGGCGGACGTTGACGTTGATCTGGATGATGTCGTTCGGCGAGTACTGGGCGGGCTCTCCGAAACAGACGAGCACGGCGTCGCCCGAGGGACCCGGTTGGACCTGGTCGATGATGTCGACCTTGAGCACCGCCAGGACCGCGGGGACGGTGGAGACGGGGACCGTCATGCCAAGCTCGGGTGGCGCTTGTTGGGTGAGAGCAGTTCCCGAACCGAGTTGGGCACGAAGAACCCGAAAATCTCCCGCTCCGGCAATCCCTCGTCTACAGCGTTGGAGCCGGGGCGTGGACGTCCCTGCTGGGTGTGCTGGAACTGGATGCGGATCAGCTCGAGCGTGCCGAGGGCCACGTTGTCGGGCACCGAGTCTTGACCGACCGTGTACCAGACGTGGACGGCTTGCGGCTGGTCGGGGAACGCCTGCACTCCCCCGCCGGCCGTTCGCCGGACGATGCGACCGAACTGGACCTCGGGCTGAGCCGAGTACAGCTGGCCCTCGTCGGGCGAGGCGATGATGGCCAGCGGCCACTCGATCGGACCGTTGTACTCACTGATGGCCTGGACGGTCAGGACCGGCGTCGTGCCGTAGGTGGTCGAAGGCCGGCGGTTGACCATGATGAAGGTGCTGCCGCCGTCGTGCCACTCCTCGAACTGCTGCAGGAGGATCGGCCCCGTGATCGCCTCTACCAGGGGGCGGACAGCCGAGATGAACATCCCGAGCTTGGCATCCTGCGTCGCGTCATCGTAGGGGATGTTGAGGTAGTTCTTGACCGCCGTGAGGTCGACCAGCGTGGCATCAGGATCGAGCAGGGTGCCCATGGGGTCTCCGTTCGATCAGATGAAGGAAAGCTCGATCGCCGCCACCGATGCGTTGGCGTTCAGGATCAGCTCCGTCACCCCAGAGACCAGGTCCATCTTGAACCAGGGGGTCCCGGTGAATGGAGCGATCGCCAGTCCGCCGTCGATCAGGTTGAGATTGGTTCGTACCTTGACCGTGGCGGTCGGTGCATGGCCGAGGAAGATGGCAACTGACGTGGCGCCACTTGGCACCTGGAAGGTGTTGTCGCCATTCGCCAGGTTGGCGTCGATGATCTCCCCGACCGTGTTGGTCCCGGTCGTCGTGACGGGGCCGATGACCTTCTGTCCCGACGCCAGGCCCGCAGACATGCCGCCGACCGTCAACGTTCCCGGCACCGCTCAGCCCTCGCCGTCAGCGTCGTCCGCCTCCTCGACAGCGGCACGGATGTCGGCCTTGGTGGCATCCTCGGCTACGTCCACCCCAATGGCAGCGGCGTACTCACGCCATGCATCGACGGTGGAGCGGCCATCGGGGCGCTCAGGCCGGTCAGCGTCGGCCGCCTCCTCGACGGGCTGGGCGAGCGCGTCCTTGACGGTATCCCAGGACTCCCGTCGGGCGCGGGTGCGGTGTTCGTCGGTGTTGGCCACGATCTCCTTGATCTGAGCCAGTACCTGGTCGGCGGTAGGCATCGCTACCTCGTCTCTCTCTGAAAGGGAATGGCGCGCTCGAACGGACGGACGTAGCGCCTGAATCTGCGGCGACGGTCCGCCCGAGGAGGGATAGGGGGAGACCCCTCCTCGGGCTTCTCGTCGTCTGGCTGACCCGTAGAGTCAGCCTCTCCGGTCACGACAGGAATACGAGCGGCGCCACAGAGACGGCCGTCGGGCTTCCGAGGTTCGCCGGAGCCGTAGCAGTGGTGGCCGCCACCGCCGAGCAGAACGACACCGGAGCGTTGGTGAACCACGCTCCGACAGTCCCGGACACAGCCGCAGCGATGGCCACGGACGCTGCCGAATTGGCGGTGCCCGTCTCCTGGATGCCCACGTACAGGTAGCCGAACGGGGCATTGGTCGGCGTGGCGATCACCTTCGTCGCCAGGCTGAACCCGTAGGGGACCTGGACGGGGATCTGCGTCGAGCCGAGGTCGGTCGACTGGGCCAGCAGCGCCGAGGTAGCGGCGGTGGCGAGGCCCGAGTAGACGGCGGCATAGGCGTGCGTCGTGGTCGGGGAGGTTGCCCCGGGGACGAACGTCACCGTCGAGAATTCCTGGCCATAGTCGACCGGAACCGGCACGAACACCAGCTTGTTGGTCACCAGAGCGGCGCCGTCAGCCGCCGAAGCGAGCCCGGTGTACTCCAGGTTGGATCGGACGGGAAGGTTGCTCTGGACAGCGTTGCCGTTGGCGCCGAGCACCGAGTACAGCGGGGAGACCTGCGGGTAATGCCCGCTGGTGATATCTCCAGCCATGGGAGTCTCCTTTCGGGAGATGAAGAGGGGAAGGAAGGGGGACGAGTCACCTGGAACCGCACGCCCAAGGAGCCCGACAGGACTTCCTTGTAGACGTTGGTCCGCAGGTCGCCCATGAACAACCACATGTCGTCCCACAGGGCGGCGATGGCGTAGTCCTGGTTCGACCCGCCTCCGGTCGTGTCGGTCGTACCGATGTTGTCGTCGATGTAGACGGGGGCATTGGCCACCGACGGCAACGTGCCGACCAGACCTTCGGCCTGCATCCCACTCTCGATGAGGGACGACACGTTGTACGGTCCACCGTTCGGCGACTCACCGAGCGGACGGTCGTTGCCGTCCAGACCGGTCGAGTACCAGAACCACCGGCGCCCGTGGAGCACCAGCTTGAAGTTCTCGGCATCGAACCGCGTCCGGGCGATCTGGGAGGCCATGGCCCCAGCCACCTGCACGAAGCTGTAGGGCTTCGGCGTTCCCGAGGTCCAGGTCACCGAGTTGGCGTTCGACCACGCCGAGCCGCCGGAGCCGTTGTAGAGGCCCTGGATGTGGCCACCGTTGAGCTGGCCCGTGTTCAGCCCGTCACCGGAGATGACCTGCTGGTCGACGAACTGGTTGTACGCCGACATGAGGTCAGTGGTGATGACCTCGTCCGTGATCCCGTTGGGCGACTGCTCTAGGAGCTGCAGGGCCACGTCCGACTGGCCGGCGGCCGTCTTGACGTTGGCCTGCACGAAGGTGTCGGTCCAGTCCTGCGACACGACGCCCGCGGCGTCAGCCGTCTGGTACCCCACAGCAGTGAGGTTGGCCAGCTTGGGAATGTTGATGGAGTCGGTGCCCGGGGGCAGGTCGAGCTGCCGGCAGAGACCAGCGGCCACCAGGTGGGCACGCAGCCCGGGGATGTACTCCTCGGGAAGCCACAGCGGCGGGATGAAGTACCCGCCGTAGCCGTCGGTGCGGTTGGGCTCGACGCGCTTCTCCACGGGGTTGTAGAGGGCACCGCGGTGGAACGGGTCGTAGCCCACACCCCGCTGCTCGTTGCGGCCTTCTGCCTCGTCTTCGGAGAACGCAGCCCGGGCACGCCGCTCGGCGGCCTCGACCCGCTTCGGAATCTCGACCTCCATCTCGGCGGCGTGCCGGTTCAGACGCTCGAGGGCCTGGGACTTGGTGGTGGAGGAGAAGGTCACTCCATCGACCATCGAGACGGCGAGGTCCCGGTAGTAGGAGATGCCTCCCTCTCCACGGCCGTTATCCCGGCGGTAGGTCAGGGGTTCAGCGCCCACCTTGGTGGTGTCCTTGTGGGCGTCGGCCGCTTCCTTGCGGCGCCGCACGATCTCGTTCTGGTCAGCGATCCGCTTGTCCAGCTCCTTGATCTCGGCCTCGCGCTGGTCGTTGTCGGCGTCGAAGGCGGCCTTCGCCAGCTTGAACGCCTCGCGCTCGTCGTCAGTCGGGCGCTTGGCGGCGTCCTCTTCGGCACTCCGCTGCTCGAACTCGCCCCGCTCGGCCTCGAAGTCGTTGACCCGAGTGGTCCACTCCTCGACGCGCTTAGCGCGCTGCTCGTACAGGCGATCGAGGAGCGTCGGCTCGTCGGTCTTGGTGGGGGGCATGACGCCTCCTTGTGTTTTGGCGCGCCGGATGGCGCGGGGGTTGGTTGGGATCCCCGGGTGGTGCCTGCGGGCGCGCATGACCGGCTCCGGCGTGCCCGAGTCAGGGCAGGTGGTGGCCAGGGCTCATGCGCCGCGGTCCGGCGCGGGTGGTACTGCGGATGTGGGCTAGAAGCCCGAGGGAACGACCATTCCGGTCCCCTCCAGGCAGTAGATGCCCGAGGGGTAGCGGTTGGTGATGGCTGCAACCCGGTTGTGGAACTGGACGCGGACCCCGAGCGACCCCGAGAGCACTTCTCGGTAGACGTTCGTCTGGGGCTGGCCCTCGAGCAGGACGAGGTCGGTGGGCCTCATGCAGATGACGAGGTCTTGGTTCTGGCCGGTCCCCAGGTTCGCCGGAATGGCGTCGTCCAGGAACACGGGCCAGGAAATAAGCCCACCGGCTGGGTCGGGGGTCTGGTCGTCCGCTCCCAGGAAGAACGGGGTCGGGACGCCGAACGGACGTCCGGCCGTGTCCTCCTGGGTCTGGAGCCACGACCACCGGGCCGTACGCATCAGGTAGACCTCAGGGGGCAGAAGACGGTTGTCGCCGATGCCCGCCGCCATCTCCCCGAAGTAGGACCACATCTTCGATGCCGTCGGCGACGAGTCGGTGTAGCTGACCACCGTGTCGGCGTTCACCACGCCCAGCAGGGCCTGGTAGGCCGACCCGGGACCGAGCAGGAGCTGGGTTTCCAGGTCCCGGTCGTAGTCCTCCAGCATGTCCTTCAGGAGGACGAAGTCGATCATCGCTCCGGCGGGAGACTGCTCCAGCATCTGGAGGGCCACGTCGGCCTCGCCCGTGATGGTGGCGACGGTCGAAGACCCGGCCGTGTCGGTGATGTCCTGGTCCGGGACCCCTTCGAGGTCAGCGACGTGCTGAGTCCTGGTGCCCGTCCCGATGATGGGGATGTTGACCGAGGAGATGCCCATCGGCAGGTCGAAGTGAGGGATCAGCCCCGCCAGGACACGGCCCGGACGCACGGCGGTAGCGAACAGCTCGTTCATCCACAGGGGCGGGGCGAAGTAGCCGCCGTAGCCGTCGGTGCGGTTGGGCTCGATGCGCGTCTCGAACTCGCCGGCCCGGATACTCCTCCAGGCCCGCTGGTTCCGCTCCTCGGCGATGACCCGCATCTCCTGGGCGTGGCGCTGCAGGCGCTCGTTGGCGTGGGGATACTTGTGGTTGAGCAGGAGGTCGGCGAAGTAGGAGACCGGCCCATGGCGTTCGTACGTCAGGGGCTCTGACTTGACAATCACGGGCTTCGGCGGGGCCGGAGGGGACAGCCGCAGGAGGGTCGCTTCCATGCGCTGCTCGGCCTCGCCGGACGACCGCCGGCCGATGCGCAACCCCCGCTCGATCACGGAGCTGGCGAACGCCTTGGCCTCGGAGACGGGCACGTAGGTGGTGACGGGCTTGACCGGCTCCGGCTTGCCCGCCAGGGTGATGTTCCCGTCGGCGTCCGTGGTGTAGTCGTCCTGCAGGGTCTCGCCGTTGCTGTAGTAGATGACATAGGTGTCGGAGAAGTCCTCGACGTAGACCCAGTTGTCGCCTTCGCTGTCCTCGGGCAGGGTGGCGATGATGGCCGCCTGGAGACTGGACTGGATCTGACCGTAGGTCTGGCTCATGCCACGCTCCTCGGTGGGGCGTGGCGCAGTGCTTCGAGCCGCGCTCGGGCGGTTCCGCTAGTCCCGATGAACAGACAGCGAGAGTCGTCCCCACCCGGAGGCACGAGGGCGGGCTCCAGATCGTTCGGATCACCGTCGGGGTCCGTAACCCCCAGGACCGTCGCTACGGCCGCCTGGGCGTCGTCCAGAGCGGAGTCGATGTCTTGCAGCGACCGGACAATGCCCGGTAGATCGGCATCGTCGGTATCGTGCAACCGCCTGAGGGCTTCCTGGAGCTTGGCCTCGTTCGCGCCCGAGAGCACCTTGCCCTCGCGCCACTCCCCGAACAGCGACCACAAGCGCATCTCCCGGATGGCGACAATGGCCCGGGGATCATTGCCGGCCGACCGGGCGAACCGCTGCCGGATCGCCACCGTGCCGCCTGTCGTGGGGTTGGCGCCGTAGTTGACAAGAGACACGTCGCCCTTGTCGATCGACACCTCGTTGATCCACCGGCGGGTGTAGTCCTCGTTCCACTCCTGGCGGAGTACCCGGAAGGCGAAGGACATCTCGTCCAGGTCGCCCCGTTCCACAGCAGATCGCATGGCCTGGACGTACATGTTCTGCGGGTCCAGGAGTGCCTCGGAGTGGAGACCGGTCACGCCGTAGACGGGGCTACGGGTGGGGTTGGTCTCTTCGGCCAGCTTGAGAGTGCCCGGCTTCGTCCGGGCAAGTGTCATGCCCTCGTGGTTGAGCAGGAAGGCCACGTCGGCGCCCTCCGAGAGGGTTTTGCCGAAGGCTCCGACGGAGACCGACTCGATCCATGGGCCGAGCCAGTCCTCCATCTCGTAGGCCGCCTCGTCCCCAGTGACAGAGGCGAATCCGGTGAACCGGAGGTTGGTGCCACCGGTTCCGTTTGGAATCTCCCGGAGCTCGAACTTTGGGCCGGTGGAGATGCGGGACTCCGGCACACCGCGCATCTCGCCTCGGATGGCAGTGGCGGGAGGCTTGTGGGACTGGGTCTCGGTCGCATTGTTCGACCCGGAACCCGTACCGCCACATTGGGGACACTCGACGGTGTCGCCCCCGAGGTCGATCGTGCCCTCCCCGTCACAGCGGTTGCAGTCGTCGCCGGCAGCGCGCTCCTCCAGCAACTGGGCAGACGTCTTGAGCTCGGGCACGTCTTCCTCTTTCACACCGGAGTCGATGAGGTGGGCGGCGAGGTGGGCGTGAACGCCCTCCCGGTCCGCATCGGGGATCGTCGTGCCCCCTCGCCCACCGTTCAGGGCGGCGATGCCGGCACTGCATGCCGAGGTGGAGGCGGCGCCAGGAACGTGATTCGTGACGAAGTGGTGCGGAAACTTCCATGCCGCCTTGGTCGTCTCGTCGGCATCGGGATCGACCCAGGCGAAGGTGTCGTCACCTACCGCCTTGGTGATGGGCGTCTCCAGGTTCGAGACCTGTTCCGGGCCATCCCAGCCCGAGCTACTGGTCTTCGTGTGGTGGATCGGGACAGCGGGCATGGTGACCTCAGTTCGCCTTGTCGCCGCCCTCGCCGGGGCCGGCGGGCATGGGGGCGGAGTTGAGCGGGGCGCTGTAGTTGGACAGTTCGGCGATCACGTCGGGGTCGGTCGGCATCGGGAGCCCTTCGGCCTGGATGATCTGCAGGTTGTTCATCGCTCCGATGACCCGGGCGATCTGGTAGGCGGCGAACCGCTGCAGAGTGTCGCCCCGGAGCCGCTCGGAGAGGTCGAAGGTGACGAACTGACCGGGCGGCAGCCAGCTGCTCATCAGGTCTTCCCAGCGGTTCAGCCAGATCAGGAGCGTGTTGCGGAGGAACCCGAGCTCCTGCTGCTCGATGCCCGATCCCCACGAGGTGTCCTTGGTGACCATCCCGATCATGTGGGGAGGAACCCGGTAGATCATCCCGGAGATGACCGAGGCGCTGAACTGCATCTGCTCGAGGAACTGGGCATCCGAGGCGCTGACGGATATCGGCGTGAACTTGGCTCCGCCGGTGAGCACCGCCGGGATGTGGGACTTGTTGATCCCCTGGTGAGCTTCCAGCCAGGACATCTTCATGGCCTTGGCTTCGTCGGGGTCCAGATCCCCGTCCATGGTGATGACACCATCGGGACGGGCCGAATTGGAGAAGAACGCTCCACCGTGGAGGTCCTGAGCTCGTGCCACGCCGAGGACGTTGCGCATGTACTCGATCGGGTTGAGGCCCACCAGCCCCTCGGGGAGCGAGAGAGCCATAGCCCGGGTCACGTTGTCGGGCTGGACCACCTGGTTCCAGTAGCGGGTTTCGATCGACCCGTCCGTCAGCCGCCGTACCTTGGCGTGGTCCGGATGGACGAGACGTACCTGTGCCGGGAAGAGCCGGTCGTCCCAGGCGGTGATGTCGCCAAACAGGTTGCCTCGGAGGAGCAGAGAGACGGTCCCCTGGGTGATGAAGTCCCGCTGGCTCATCTCTGAACAGGGCTGCTCGATGACCTGAGCGGGGTCCATCTGGACGGCGGAGGTCGACCCCGTCTGCCGGTACTGCCGGATGGGCAGCGTGGCGATCGAGTCGGAGATGATCGACACCGAGCCGTAGACGGCGGCGAGCTGCAGGGCGGTGTGCTCCGAGATCGTGGTGCCGGCTGTCGACATGCCGAGCTGGCCGTTGGTCGGGGGCACCGTGCTGCCCCACGGCAGTAGCGGGTTGGCGCCCCTCGTCTCGTAGGTGCGCTCCTGGGTGCGGATCTCCATCGGCCCTACTCGTCAAGCTGGGCAAAGGCGATGTTCTCGCGAGGGACGAACACCTCCCCAGCCATGCTCGTGGGGTTGGCACCGGAGTTGAGCAACTGAGCGGCGCGCAGGATGATCCCGTCCGACATCTGAGCCACCAGGGAGCCCTCGATGGACATATCGCCCTTCGTGTGGACCAGGATGCGCTTGGTCATCACGGTCGAGAGCCAGTCCTGGCGTGAACGTCCGAACACGGTGACCTCCGGGGTCAATCAATGGCATTCAGGTTCACGATGACGCTGCCGCGCCTCTTGGTCTGAGATGCTCGGTCGAAGGCCATCACCGCCGCCACCGCCAGGTCGATCTTTCGCGGCGAGCCCTTGTGGTCCTTCACGATGCGGCTGCCTCGCGAGTCCGTCTTGAGCACGGCATTTCCGACATGGAGGGCCAGGTCGGGGTCACCCGAATGGGTCATGGCCCCACTCATGACCGCCTCGTGGAACCTGGCAGTGGCCGCCATCATCCGCTCGGGGCGCTGGGGGTACTCGACCATCGGAATACGTTCACCAGCGAGGATTTGGATCGAGCGGCTCCATCGGTAGGGGTCACAGGCGACCTCGCGCACCCTCCACCGCTTGGCGCATTCCCGAATCCGGTCCTCGACCTCTTCGATTGGAACCGACCAGTCAGAGGGGGCATTCGGTGGCCGATTCCACAGCCCAGCGACATCGACATAGGGCTTCTCGCCGACAGTGACGACGACGAGGGCCGTCGTGTCGTTGTTGAACGATCCGTCGAAACCGAGCACCACCTGCTCGCCATCCGCGATCTGGGCTGGCTGGCTACGTTCCTCCCACACCTCGGCGGGAATCCACATCGCCCCAGCGGGCGTGACCTGGTTCAGGTAGAACCGCCGCGAGATCGTCTCCGGGGTGACGGGGTCGAGAATCTCGTTGAGCACCCGATCGACGTCAACCCAGTCAGAGTCCCCCCGAGCGGCGATCAGCCCGGCTCGGATGGCGTCGACATCCTCGAAGTCATCGATCTTCGGGGCCTCGGTGCTGTCGTAGTAGACGCCGGACAACTTGCCTTCGGCAGCCCTCCACGCTTCGTAAGTCAGCTCAGCAGCTGAACCCTCGCCCGGGAGGTGGGCGTTGGTGATCTCCATCACCCGGCCGGCTCCGTCCCGGGATTTTCCGAGGTTCCGGGCGATGGCCTGCGCCATCTCAAGGCCATCGTTGTTGGCCAGCCAGTGGTGAGTCTCATTGGCCACCACCAGCGTGGGTCGCCCGCCCTCCAGGGCTCGGGGGGAGCTAGTTACGGCCTCAATCCGCCCGACGCCGCGGGCGTAGATGATCTCTTTTCCCAGGTCCACGCCATATTCGGCGATGGTGTCCTTTGAGAACATCCCAGGGAACAGCGTCATGGTGTTCCGGGTTTGGTCCCGGCTCACTGCGGCGATCTGAATCCAGGGGGCCGAGTGCTGGACGGCCTTCGGTGACCCATCGGGTGCCCATCCATCGAAGCGGCAGGGACCGCACAGCTCAACGGCGGCCAACGATGCGAGGAACGGGTCCTTCCCCCATCCCTTCATGCGCCGCAACACGCCGCGGCGGTGGCGAAACGCCCCTTTGGAGTCGATGGCGTACCACCGAAGGACGATCCGAGCCTGTTCAATCGTGTATTCCCATGGCCGGCCGGCGTTGGGGCCGTCCGGCTGGAGCAGATGGTCGGCCGTCCACGCCAGGACATGCCACCCGAGGGTCCGATTGTCCGCCGGGACCACGTCGGGACATGTCCGGACGGCCTTTTGTCGTTCAGGAACCCTTACTCTCGGCACCGCGGCGGTACTTCTCCATGATCGCTACCGACGGAGGCGCTTCCGGGTCCTCCCGCTCCAGCTCGACTCGGGCTCGTCGTCGGGCACCCTCGGTGGTCAGCAACTCCGTCATGGCG